CCGTGTTCATGTCGCCAAGGATGTCGTTCAGAGAACGCATATTTCCCTCGGCATCGTAGACCTGGACGGACATATCGCCCACAGCAATTGCGCCGTTCTCACAGCCTTCCTGCAAAGAGAGGATGACGTTACGGAGGTGTGTGCCGCCCTCGGCTCCCTTGATGCCGTTGTTGGCAAGGATACCGAGCGCCGTGTTCAGTTCCGCCGTACCGCCTTTTACGCTCCTTGCTGTCGCGCCGATCTTAAGGATGCCCTCGCCAAGCTGCTCTACGGAGGTATTAGTGCTGGATGCGGTCTTTGCCATCTGGTCGACCATGACGTCCGCATCGGAAGTCTCCATGCCGAGAGCGGACATGGCGTCCGTTACCATATCCGACGCCGTGGCAAGTTCCATACCGCCCGCAGCGGCAAGGTTCAGAACGGTGGGTAGCGTGTCCACCATTTCCTGTGTGTCATAGCCTGCAAGTGCGAGGTAGTTTAATGCCTCGGCGCACTCCGTAGCAGAGAATGCCGTGGTTTCACCCATCTCTTTGGCAAGAGCGGTAAGGGTATCCATCGTATTGACAGACTGCCCGTCCACTTCGGACATGGAGTCCTTGGTGATGCCCATCGTAGCCTGCACCTGCGACATGGACGATTCAAAGTTCGCCGCCGTGGTGACAGCCGCCGTTCCGAGCGCAGTGATACCTGCGGTCACGGGCAGCATCTTCTTTCCCACGCCGGAAATGGTATCGCCAACAGACTGGAGTTTCTCACCGGCGGCAGTCATTTTCGTCATTGCCGTGGAGGAATTATCCAGTTCTTTCTGCAGGTTCTTCAGTTCGTTCTCAGTCTCTACGATCTCCCTCTGCCAGGCATCATACTGCTGCTGTGTGACCGTGCCGTTCTTCAACCCCTCGTCCATCTGATCCTGCACGGATTTCAGCTGCGTCAGCTTGTCTTTGGTTTCGGAAATAGCGGTCTTGAGTAACTGCTGTTTCTGCTGAAGGAGCGTTGTATTCGTAGGATCAAGTTTCAGTAGCTTGTTTACATCCTTCAGCTGTGTCTGCGTGGACTTTATCTCCTTGTTTACGCCGGAGAGGGCTTTCGAGAGGCCGGTCGTATCGCCGCCGATCTCGACTGTTATGCCCTTAATTCTGTCAGCCATGCGTCCTGCCTCCCTTCGTTAAAATCTGTCCATCTGCTCCTGGGTAGCGACCTGCGCGTAATCCCAGTCATCATTTGACATTTCCGCATACATATCGTTCACCGTCCCGATGGTGAGCAGATCAAGTTCCGAGATGGAAAGCCCGATCTGCACACACCGGAGCAGGAACAGCGGCGTTGTCATCTCCCTTTCCGTGGCGGGACGTTTTTTTTAGACTCGACCTGCTGCTGCGTGTTGATGCCCCACAGTTCGATGATCTGCGGAAGCACCTCGTAGATGGAAAAAGTGTTGAAGCCGTCCAGCCACTCTTCGGGAGAGTCGGGAACGGCAGCGTCAGCATGCCTTGCCATGAGCCATGCGATATTCTCGAAAAGCTCCAAAGAAAAAGTGTCGAGGTTGGATTCCCCGGCACTGTTCTCATCGATGCCCTTCTGAAGTTCGTTCAGGTCACGGTAAATGTCCCTGTGGAACTTGTTTCTGTAAAGCCGCGGGATGGCGGCAGACGCACGGAAAGTCACGTCCTTGCCGTCAACGGCGATTGTTTTTGTTACTGCCATGATTTAAGCCCTCCTTACTCGCCGCTGCTTTCGGTCGAAATCTCGTATACCGAGTTGTACCATGCGTCATAGACTGCCGCCGTGGTGTTCGTCCCGGTCTTGACCTTCACCAGTCCGCTCGGCAGAGGAGAAACGGTGAGCGAGAGCGTTTCCGTCTGCACCTCAGTAGAATCCTCGCGGGTATTGCCCGATACGGAAGGACGGCTCGCCGAGCAGTAATACATACAGTGGCGGATCTTCCGCTGGTCGCCCGTGAACTCGAACAGCAGGGCGAAACGCTCAAA